TTACTCACCTTTTCAATATCGCTGCCAAATTCAGTCGGCAGGGTATGGAGAAGGATATATTTCATCTCAAGTTTGCTGGGCTTGCCGTCGGCTGCGTTTGCGGCAATTTTTATGTCGTCCGGCCGCACGACGATGGTTGTTTTTAACCCTTCAAGCAAGGTAATACACCCCCTTATTGATTGCCCGTTGGGGAGTCGGTGATCTCATTTCTTTCTTCTGGATAGTCGTTTTGTGATGTGGTCCCGGCAGGTCTCCCGGCTCTTGGACTGTTATTGAACGGAAGCAACAACCCCTTCTTTTGTAGCGCCAATTCCTCCTGAAGTTGCTTAAACTCATAGTCAGGATTGAAGTTCGCGCTGTTAAGTGCTGTAGTTGCAGAAAGGAGACCTTCTCGGCGGAGCGGCAAGAGAACGGAGCCTATATACTTCTCATTCTCAAGATCGAACGGTTTAAACTTGAAAAGAACACGGTCTTTCAATCCAACGGCAGTTGCAAAACGGCGAAGTTCTTTCGTTATGACTTTGGCAACAATCTTACGTAGTCTGGTTAGTCTCTTAATTAGTAACCTTAAGTCTATTGTCCCTGAAGCATAACTGGTTTCTTTGTTGGTGAATCCGAAGTTGACGCCCGTCGCGTTCGCTATGGTGTCATTGACGTCATTATACTTGGCCGGATTAAGAATGTTGGTGTCCGGGTGTTTGAACTCGACTTTCAACCTGTCATCATAGACAATTGTCATCGCTCTAGCGATGTTCGTCAACTTACTGCTTATATCTTCTAACTCTCCTTCTTCGGGAGAAGCAAGTGTTATCAAAACTATTTGATGGATTATTCCATTGAGCGTGGCTACGTCCGCCTGATTCATTTTTGTTTTACGAAGCAGCGCGGGCAATGCTCTCTTAAGCATCGGTATTCCATAGCGTTGATATGGTCTTTTATCGGATATATGAATTATTTCCTCAGCCTTTAAGGTCTCCTCTTCTGCGTCATCCCCTTCGGTAGTAACTATGTATGCAAGTTTGTCAGGCTCGTTCAAAGCCCCTTCAATAATGACCGAGAGAGGGTTTATATTCTGATACCGCCCGACAATCGCTTTTGAGTTCTTTATTTTGATATCGTCAGGAACCTCTTCGACCCCTAGTATTCTCTGAAGATATACATTATTTGTGACAAGGAGGCCCCAAAAAACATCTTCAAGAAAGCTGTCTATGTCAAGAATCTCATCGATATACCATTTATATAGATCCGCATTTTGTTCATCTACCTGTGTAAGGGTATAATCTGAAATACTCAATCCCACAGCAATCTCTATGGCTCCACCAACGATTTCATCGTTAAAATATGCGTCAAGACAGTTCTGCATCAAGACTATTTCGTCTGAAGACATCTCGTCTGAAGAAGAAATAGAGAGAGGACTTCCGTTAATAGTCTTCATCGCTACGCTTTTTATTGTCCCGAGAGAGAATATGCCGGGATTGAACTCAAGCACAAGATTATCTAATTCCATAGGCGTTGCCTCCCGTAGCCCAAAGAGAGCCATCATGGATAATCAATTTTGTTTTCGCTTTACGTTTGCTACCCTGAAGTTGTCTCTCTTTTACAAGCGAATATCCTCTAATCGAGGCAAATACATAGTCGTCGTGATATCTATCAGAAGGGGGTTGTAGAACAATATCACCACCTCTGGTAGTCTTAGTCACCAGGCTCTTTGCCTCCTGTCGAAGAATGATAAACTCATCAAATATCGACTGGATTTCGGCAAAATACTGCCTGTCTAATTGTTTATCTTGTGTAGTGGCTTCTTTAGGTAAGTAAAGTTCGTGATTGTTGAGGGCTTCTTTGAAGTTAAAATGGTGGACCATGTTCAATGTTGAATTTCCGAAGATACAATGGACCAGCCGCCGACCGATAATGTCGTCAGGCGAATCGACCGGAATAAGCGGGGGGACTCTGGCATCTTTAAGTGTGAATGGGTTCTTCACGACTCCTTCCTCCATAAGTCTTTCTCTTATAGAGAAACCTCCACCACGCATTTCAAGAGCTATTCCCGCAACCGTTCCATTGTTATGTTCAAAGCTGACAACCAGTTCCCTGATAAAATTTGCCAGGTCTTTGGCGTATTCAAAATGAATGCCCTTCAGGTAAACAAGGTTGGCATAATCAAATGCCGGGTCGTATTCAAAAACAGAAACTACCATAACGTCCCCGGTAGTCTCGCCGCCGCTGATAGGATCAATTCCGAGATAGTACTCCTTTCCCGGATGTCCCATAAGCCTCACGGGGCATCGTTCACTACAGGCGTCTAAGAATAAAGACGGGGGGTAGAAGATGTTTTGTTGCGAAATGAACTTTCCATAATACTCCGCCCCGAAAAGTCCCGTGTCGTCTTTCAAAGACCTTTTAACGTCTTCTACAATGTCTTCGTTGATATAGCCTGGCGAAGGATCGTCAATCGTAATTATGTCTAGCTGATATTTGTCTCCGTCTTCTCCCATAAAATGAAGAAAGTCTTTATGGTAAGGGGTGTCTTCAAATCCGGCAGTGCCGGAGTTTATAATGCTGAAAGCGGGGTCAGCCTCCATGCCCATCTGTTTTTGTCTAATCCTTTCCATAGGATTCTGACTGACGTTGGCAAAAGGCTTTACAACAACATCTAAAGCATATTGCGGCACATCTTGCCTTTCGTCGATCATTAGGCGACTGGCACGCTTCGACCTTATCTTCTCGCCAGTCCCTAAAGGGAGTGCAAGGATTCTCGAACCAGTCTTTGAGTTGATTTCTCTCTGGTCCGGGTTCCTTTTTGGTTCGCCATCGAGACAGGCAAGCCCGACATCAGAATCGTTACCTTTTTGCCCGGTCACAATATTCGATGCTTCTTGCCACATCTGCGAAGACTGTCTAAAAGAGGGAGCAACAATAATCACTATCTCTTTCGTGAAGAGAGAGATTACCAAAAGTGAATATAACCCTCCGAGAAAAGTCTTGGCAACGCCACGGGCTCCAAGATACATATAAAACGGCTTAAATTGCCACCAGCTTCTAAGCACCATTACCTGATACCAGTCAAGAGAAATATCGTACAAGACTTTGGCAGCATAAACCGGGTCGTTTCTTAGATGTTCTATAAAGAGAAGTTCAGATTCAGTCAAGATATTTTTTTTTTACAGCTTCAAGGTAATGCTTGGGGATCGGAACCTGGTTTTCTTCATCGTTCCTAATTTTCTTTCTTAGATTGGATATCTCTTCAATCTGTTCTTCAGTCAAGGTCTTGCCGACTTTTTCATTTCGTATGTGCCTTAGCAAGTCTTTCTGAGGTATGTCGTAATACTTATCGTATAACTTAACGAGATCCGCAAGGTTGTTTTTAGTTTCATCCTCCGGCCTGAACCTTTTTAGTATCGACAGGTCAGACAACGCTTTCGAGAGCGAAATTCTAGTCGTTTCTATGTCTCTGTATAGATCGTTCCCAATGACCTCATTCTCAGCAATCAACATCTCTACTTGCTCAGTAAGTTGCATGAGCCTGAGCTCCGCGACTATTACTGTATGGATTTGAGAAGAGTC